GTGCCGACTGTGTTCATTTCTTGGCCTGAATAAATGCCTTAAATGCGTTGCCTATTCTCTTGCTTACTGCTGCGCGATCAAAGGTGTTAATAGGATCACCATAAGGCGGTGGCCGATCTGGTGCCTCAGCCTGCCGAAATTCGTCCAAGTATACCCTTGACATGCCTAAAAGGATAGCGAACTCCCAGGGCTGTAGGTCCGCGCTGGTAGCGTTTGCCCATGCCTGTACGGTAACCGGAGAAAGCGGAGATGGCCCTGCGCCGTGGTTCTCGACCATGCCTAGCGCAGTCCAATAGCTAACAAGATAGTCGGCCTGCACATCCGGCATAAGCGGAGTGCCACCACGGTTTAGGATGTCTTGCTGTCGCGGAAGCGGTTTCTCTTTGCTAACAGATTCAGCACGCTTAGGGGTGGCATGAAACCACCCAAGCTGCCTAGCATAAAGCGTTAGTTCTTCTGCGACTTCTGCATAAAATTTGCCCAGTCACCGATCGCTTTGTTTACTTGTTCGCTAATAAATCCAATGCTTGCATCGAGATACACAGCCTTGAACATCTCAGCGCCGGTCAGGTCTTTGTAACCAAAGCCATTAAAAGAGACTGTGCAAGCGGCTAAGAACTCTGCATCAAGCTCCCGCTGCTCGTTGTCTTTCATCTTCTTGCCGCCCTTTTTGACGAACTCTAGGACCGCACGATTGCGGATGCCTTGCGCTCGCTGGAATGGCTTAGAGCCTGGCCCGTAAATGGTGATGCTAAGGGCTTCGCCTTTGTCGTTGGTTAGCGGATCGCCGTCAGGCGTTTCTAACTCGACGATTGTAGTCTCGCTGACTGCGAGTGAGGAAATGTCAAACATAATTGATCCTTCGCGGGGATGTTTGCCCTTACCCCGAGCCCGTTGACCCCGCGAAGAGTCAGGCGAGCCAGGGGCAGGTGCTAGGTAAGCCAATTAAGCGGCTAAAGATTCGACGATGCCTACGCCAGCACTATTGGTCGTGATCTCAAGGGTTACTGATGCGGTGGTGATCGAATCAACCGAACCGACGTTGACCTTAAAGTTCATGACCTTGGCCTGGAAGAAATACTTATCGCCATTCTGAGTGGTGACTTTGAACGAATAGTCAGCATCAGAAAGCGAGGCGGTTTTCATAATGATCTGGCCAGCATCATCGGTGTCTAGACCGAGCGTCATCGACATCGTGCCCTCGTTAAAGCTGCCCTTAAATTTCTGGGTGCCACGAGTGCCGACGGGGTTATGAGTAACAAGTGCGTACTCACGACCAAACTCGCCAAGGTCGGTGATCTCGCCAACTAAGGCAGGTGCAGGCGATGCGTCGAACAGCGTGTTGTAGCCCGATGCGTTAAAGGTTGCAGGTGCAGACGATGTGACCCTGAGGGTTGAGCCTGCGGAGGTTGCGACAGTCATGGTTTTCTCCAGTTAAAAAGCCCCGTTGGGGTCACTCGTAGTACATCAAAACGTAGTCGGCTGGTTGAGTCCAGACTCCAATGTCGTTGTCTCGATCAACAGGGCCGATGACATCTAATCGACAACTGACGATTTTATGTCCCAAAACAGTGTCATTATGCTTGAAATCGAGCAAATTTCGCAACGCAGTGAGAATAGATGCCACGCTCGCAATGTTTTTAGCCAGCGGGTTAAATTGGATTCTGGCTCGTGCCATTTGATCGGCAGTCTGGTAGGACAACGTAGGCTCTGGCGTGGTGTCAATCACTGTGTAAACCAGTGCGGGATATTGCGTATTCTTGGGCAGCTGGACAAGCGCCTTACGACTGCCGACAAGGTTTGTGATGCTTGCATCGTTGAGCAGCTCGGCAATGATTAGTTCAGCACTCATTTTAGCTTTGCAACCTCGATGGGTAATCGATTCTCGACGTAAAGCCTAAAGGCCTCGGCAGCGTCTTTCTGCTTGCGATCAAAAGCCTTACGCATGAAAAACTGAGGCTTAATGCCAGGGTGCATGACAGCGTTACGGATCACAAAGCCACCAGGCGTTTGAAATTTGAGCCTTTTCGATACCGTGTTTTTCGTTTTCGCGCTACCCCTACCCATTGTGGCCTTTGGGATTCTGTAGGGCTTACGCACACTTCGACCGCTTCCAACGTAATAGCTGGCCGTTCCAAATTCAAGCATGTGAGCGTAAAAAGCACCGCCTTTATTTTTATCGATCCTGACGTACCCGTATGCGACACCACGACGAACGTCTGATTCAGACTTGATGGACTTGCGAAGAAAACCGGAATCTTTAGGGACATTAGCCCTTGCCTCATCTCTAAAGACAGCAGCGCCAGCACGCAAAGCACCGCGAGTGATGTTGCGCTCTATGCGAACTGGTAGCTCTTGCAGGGCTGCGTAGAGCTCAGCAAGGCCAGTAACTTCAAACTCCGTTGCCACTCTCAATCCAGTTTAAAGTTGCTTCATCCCACTGATACACACCGTCCTGCGGCATAGGTACAGGCGCATCCCAAAGGCAGGTATCTTCGTTCAGTACCCACGATGGATAGGGTCTAGGTGGGATGAAAGCATCCCTCTGAGGATCGTAGGTGTAACCGATGCCTGCGTAGTTCTTCCTAAAGGGGGTGCCACCATTTGTGTGTACGCCGCCGACCGTGTTGTAGCTTGTGCGCTTGCACTTCAGCCGAGTTTCAGCAGCGTAAAACTCTTCCCAGTCATAAATGCCTTCGTTCTCGTCCTTGCCAGTTATAACTTGAACGACAAGGTTGTTTCTGTCTAGTAGTGCGTAATGTGCCATTGCGATTCCTTACCAACTAATAGTGCCGGTGCCAGCGGTGAAGCGGTAGACACGATAGCCTGAGCGTGTGGGTTGGTCGTAGGTTAGACCTGCGCCGATGGATGCTATGGCTGGGTATGTGTCTGGATAAGCAATGATGACTATGCCTGACCCGCCACTGGTTGCACGACCGCCATCACCACTTCCTCCGCCACCACCAGTGTTTGGACTCCCGGCTACTGGAAGTATTGCTGCGTTACCTCCATTGCCGCCACCTCCTTTTTGAGATGCTGTCGATGTTCCACCTCCCAAACCGCCAGAACCGTTTACAACCACGCCTCCACCACCGCCCCCAGCATAGTAAACAGTTGACCCAGTGATTCCATTAGTAGCGGCTACACCACCATTCCCCCCTGCGTTAGCGCTTGCAGCAATTCCAGAGCCACCTGCACCACCGCCACCGCCGCCTGCTGAATTAACAGTTAATTCCCCCGTTCCATTTCCACCGCCATTACCCTCGCTAGGAGAATAACCCCCTGCGTTTCCTGCACCAGCTAAATTGCCTCCGGTGTTGCTTGATACACTGCCAGCCCCACCGCCTCCAGAACCACCCGATAAGGCTTGTCCGCCACCATCACGCGAAGCCCCACCGCCGCCCCCAGAAGCACTAATTGACGCAAAGACAGATGGGTTACCAGTACTGCCTTTTGTGCTATTAGTACCTGCTGCGCCACCAGAACCAACTGTGATTTGATAAGGCGCTGGCAGTGCTATCGAAAAACTGCTTGATTGTCTAAACCCACCTGCGCCACCGCCGCCACCGCCATTAGCTCCACCGCCGCCGCCTCCAGCGACTACCAGATATTCAAGAGGGATTGTCTGAGGTAGTGACGTAACCGAAAATGAATAGGCTTTCCAGCCTTGTGTTGCGTCTATATAAACAAGCTGAACAGAGGATTGGTTCGTTGCAAAAATTGCCGAAACAAGAATGCCGTTAATCTTGTTCCCGTTCCCAGTAACAACCATATTATTCGTCGCAAACGTCCCAGCATAATCCGTCAGCGTAATCTGATCCCCCGCGCTCGGACTTGCAGGTAGCGTCACCGTAATCACTGCTGAGGTTGTGTTTACCGGATAAGCGTTGCCAGCAGAGGCTGTGAAGTTAGATGTCTGAACAGACTGCCACGTTAGCCCTCCACCGCCGCCGCCACCGGATACATTAACAGTTACAGCAGAGCCTACTGCCGTGGCTGTTACACCAGAGCCTGTGAAGTTGATGCTGCCAACTGCTGCGGTTATTTGCGTGCCTTCATCCGAAATAGGAATGGTCGCCGCAGCGGTCGGTGTTGACCAAGTTCCATCACCGCGCCAAAAAGTTGTTGAAGACGCAGAGGTTCCAGAATTAAGATTGGTAACAGGTAAGTTACCTGTGACACCCGTAGACAGTGGCAAGCCTGTTGCATTAGTTAACGTGACTGCACTAGGCGTACCAAGATTAGGCGTTGTTAATGTTGGAGACGTTGCCAGGACATTGTCGCCTGTTCCGGTATTCGTGACACTAACAATATTTTTACTTGCGTCTAGTGCAAGCGCTGTGCTTGCGGTTAAGCCGGACAATGTTGCGGTCGAAGATGCAGAGAGCGTAGTAAACGCACCTGTGGTTGGTGTTGTTGCGCCGACCGTGCCATTGATATTGATTGATGCGGTTCCAGTTAAATTTGTAACTGTTCCGCTAGAAGGTGTTCCTAAAGCACCGCCATTGACAACAAATGCACCTGCACTACCTGTATTAACACCAAGCGCCGTAATAACACCTGTACCTGTTGTCACCGTGCTTGGTGCTGCACCGGCACCACCACCAACTACCAGGTTATTTGAAGCAAGAACGCTTGAGCTTGCCCACGTTGTTGAACCTGAAAAGTACGGAATACCGCCAGAGGTCCCCGCAACCGTTAAGGCTAATGTGCCAGATGATTCGATGGGCGAACCAGATACAGAAATCAAACCACCTGTAAATGTCTGGGCTACAGAAGAAACACCGCCGCCACCGCCAGAAGAACTTAACGTACCCGCCGACAGCGTTAACCCAGATCCAACCGTTACATTACTAAAACCGCCTGAACCATTGTTAGCCAATAACTGAGCGTTTGTACCAGTCGTTGGTGCTGCGTAATCTGTGCCTGCTGTGGCATTGGCTAATGCGCCTCCAGAGTTAGCTTTAAGCAGCGATGTTCCAGAAGGTGGCGCAAGGTAATCTATGCCTGCCGTAGCATTAGCAAGAGCGCCGCCAGAATTGGCTTTTAGAATTGCGGAGCCAGACGGAGGAGCGAGATAATCTGTGCCTGCCGTAGCGTTGCTAAAGCCTCCAGAGCCAGAGCCTTTTAATATGCTGGTTCCTGACGTTGCCGGAGCGTAATCCGTGCCGCTTGTCGCTGTCGTAAAGCCTGATCCGTTGCCTTTAAGAATTCCGCTTAGGCTAGTCGTGACAGCAATCGTGCCGGAGGTCGTTACAGGTGAGCTTGCAACCGTGAACCCACTGGGCATGGTTAAACCAACGGATGTAACCGTTCCTGAGCCTGATCCTGTAGCCGTTAGCGTACCGCCGCTCAGGCTAAGCCCTGAACCTACGGTGACGTTAGCAAAACCGTTTGAGCCATCATTAGCAAGCAGCTGGGCATTCGTTCCGGTCGGGCTTGCTGGTACGCCTAGAGCTGTTCTCGCGCCTGATTCGGTGGTCGCGCCTGTACCACCATTGGCAATCGCAACCGTGCCGCTTACGTTTGCAGCTGTGCCGGTCGTGTTTTGGTTAAGCGTTGGAATATCAGCAGCGACTAGAGCCCTAAACGTAGGCGCACCAGACGATCCGTTAGGAGCAGCAAGCACATAGTTTGCTGTCTTGGCCGCATAAGGGTTAACAGTGTCGCCGTAAGCCGTCGCAAGCGCAATCGTGCCTGTGCTGGTAATCGTTCCACCGCTTAGACCTGTGCCTGCTGTGATGCTGGTAACACCGCTCGCGCTTTGCTCTGCCCACTCTACGTCAGTCGCGCCAGAATTGACCCTAAGCACCTTCGTAGCATTGCCAGCGTAAGACGGAAGCAAGTTAGTCCTTGCACCAGCAGCAGTGCTAGCCCCAGTGCCACCGTCTGCAACCGCCAAGTCAGTGATTCCAGCAATCGAGCCTCCAGTGATCGAAACGGCATTAGCGTCCTGCGTGGCTATAGTTCCAAGGCTATCAAGAGCAAGGTCTGCGATATCTCCAGCCGAGATTTTGAAGTTACTAGCGCCACGCGTAACGGGGATTTCATCGCCTGCTTGGGCTGGCGATCCGTCGTTAAGCTGACTTATCTTTACGTCTGCCATGTTTACTCCAAAATCAAATAATCGCCATTTTCGAGAATGAGAATATCGCCATTCTCAAGCGCAAAGTTCTCAATCTCTCCTTGCAGTACAACCCCAGAGTCTTTACATTCAAAAACAATAGAGCGTCGATCTTCCTCGATGTCATAAGCTGCTGCAATGTTGTAAACGCGATTTTGGTAAACAATACGCCTAGAGTCAGTGATCGATGCAGGCAGAAAGTTAGGGTTATAACGAACAGTAATCTCGTGCGTAATGTCTGGACTAAGCTCAAAGGCTTTGATTTTCTCACGCGCAGACGTTGATTTGACCGGACGGATGCCAGCCCACACGATTGCAATATCAGCCCAGTTTTCAATTTGCTGGCCGTAGTCATCGGTCGATACGCTTTGCTCTTGTATGCGTATGCGTCGGTTAAGTTTTCCAGCTCGCACATTAAACCCCCATCTTGATTCGATAGGGTGTTAAAAGGTGAATCATGCCGAACGGATAGGCCGTAACCATGTTTCCGACGTTAACGGTCTCACGGTTTTCGTACAAGTGGCCGACCATCATAAGCATAGCCTGGTAGATAGGCTTAGGCAGATTCCAGCGCGTAGGGCTTCCAGCTGCATAGCCAGCAACGAAAGTAACCGTGACTGCG